TTATGAAGCAGATGTCTGTGCAGCTTAGCCTAGAGCGTATATTACCGGGTTTTGATTCTTCTTCGTTAAAAGCCACCCAGTATTTCGAGCTAGGGACTAATTGGGTGAAAATAGGTGACCCACTCCCAAAGTCTTTTTACCAGACCGCTTTGTTAAAGGCGTCTATGGATAAGCCCCCGCAAACTTCAGAGGTTTCGATTCCTATAGATGTTGTCGCGGAAGAAGTAGAAAATAAATTTCCTAATAGGTGGACTAATACATTTGAAGTTGGTGCGAGAGGTCCGTTGTTCTGGATTAACGATGGAATTGATAGGGATGGATGTCAGATTGTTGAGGACGGCATAGTTTGTTACAGCGACCGTGCGGGGAAAGGTTTTATGACATGGCGTGAGATTTTGGGTTCTGCCTTTGTGAAACAATACGAAGCCCAAAAAATGGGAGGAATTCTGGATGAGTATTGGTTCAATGGGAAAATGTTTTACAAACTGATCTATGGGAAAGCCCACGCTACGCCGAAGGATCAAGTTATACTGGAGCTACGCAAAGCGGGTTTTTCCCCCCGAGCTAAGAAGGGGCAAAACCTATCTGAAGTTGAGAACGCGATATTAGCTATAAGTAACGAAAACAGGATAGATGAGATAGCTCCTGTTATTTTTAGCGATGACCGTGTAGTTGAATACAATAGCCAGCGCATACTTAATAACGGCAATATAAAACCAGTGGAACCGGCAGATAATGGCGATCCCACTAACTGGCCTTTTATACATAAGTTTTTACATCAGTTATTCTCCAACGCTGCGGGTAAGCCAGATACAATTGAATACTTCTTCGCGTGGATGAAGCGTTTCCTGATATCCGTGCTCAACAAAGAACCCATGCAGGGGCAAGCTCTGCTGTTGGTAGGAGGCGTGGGTAAGGGAAAGTCATTACTCTCTAACCGCATAATATCTGGAATGGTAGGAGGATTTGCAGATGCTTCTGACTACCTGAGCGGCCAAAGTAATTTTAACAAAGACTTAGCCGGTAAAGCGGCATGGGTAATTGATGATACAACCAGTGCCGCTTCTTTCCAAGACCAGAGAAGGGCAACTGAACTTATTAAAAAGACTGTAGCTAATCCTCGTATTGACTATCATGCAAAATACGTAGACGCCATTGCCGTTCCATGGGCTGGTCGCGTAGTGTTCAGCGTGAATATGGACGCGAACAGCCTAAGTGTTATACCAGCTCTGGATAGCTCTAATAGAGACAAGTTAATGGCTTTACGTATTTGCGATAAAGCTACTAATAAGTTCCCTGCTAACGCCGTCGTAGAGGCGTCAATAAAGGAGGAACTACCTTACTTCGCCAAATGGCTACTTGAATGGGACGTGCCTAAGAAGGTAAAAGGGTTATCTAGGTTCGGCGTGGTAAGTTATATAGATCAATCTATAGCATCTGCCGCTTATGATAATTCAAGTAGATCGTCTATAGCAGAGCTTGTTGAATTTTTTGTTAAACGCTCACGTATGTATACAACCGAAAAAATATGGTGGGGCACTCTTACAGAATTTCAAGTGGCTATACATGAATTTAATGGAGGACGTGCTGTTGGTATGAGCAGTAGTCTCGAATTCATGCGTAGAGGTATGCAAATAATGGAGGAATCTGCGCAGAATAACAAAAAGTTACGCCCTATAAAATCAGTAGGCCACGGAGGCGGTAAGATTTGGGAGATATCTTTGGATGAAAAATATGATATTAGCAAAGGAAAAACACCCACTAAAATAAATACACCATGACCAGAGAAGAAGTAGATGAATTCGTAGAGTTGATAGCCCCAGAGCATGTAGACGAAATATTAATAGCCGATGATTTAGATAGAGCTTTCATAGGTGTAATGTTTGAACCAGCACGTGCGGTTTACAGTGTTGAGCTGTGTATATCAGAATTAGCTAAAAGCATGTCTAAAGCGGAAGCTGAAGAATATTTCTATTACAACGTAGAACGTGGGGCTTCCTATATGGGGGAGCACGCTCCTGTATTCATTAATACTCCTACGTAATTTATTTAAATGTTTTAGGAGCGTTTAGTTTACCTATCTCTATATGGTATCCTGATGCCTTGAACGTGTATCCTTTATCGTCTGTATGTCCTTTGTGGACGAATTTGGCTTCTTTAAATAGTTTTGATGTAGGTAGCCAACCGCAGATATAAACGCGTTGCATGTCCCTTCTAACACGGGTGAAGAAATAAACGTCGTTGTCAGGAGCCATATGCTCTTTTCCATTAACAAACGCGCTATATTCGGGTTCTGGACACCCCCCGCAGGTCTTACTTTTTACCTCAACACGTCTCTTTTTGTATACAATATCGTGCGTAAATTCGTTATCGCCTACATAACGGCTTCTGGGCAAGTAGGCGTTGACGGCTATTTCTCCTAAAAACCCCGTCATCCTGCCCATGCCATACATGTATGAGCCTCTCGGGACTCCTAACTGACATGACCTAGTATGGGCTAAAGCGACATCGTCGCTTGTAGTTGAGTATATGGCTATACCTTTCTCGTATTTGAACCGCCTTTTGTTTCTTCGTGAGCGGCTCATGTCTTTGGGTTATTGAGGCAGCTTACCTAGTATGCGCCTAATTGTATCATCCCCCCAATTCCTTTTCATATCTTGCCCATGTTCCCGTAACGCGTTTGATAACTTCTCCATTCGTATAGCCACTCCTCGCGCATCAGACCCCGGCTGACGTGCTCTCCTATATTCTGCATTATTAAGAAATTCTGCGGAAGCCCCTATAAAATCTCCATCCTTTATCATCTCGATTGTTTTAGGTGATCCAGTTATCCCACCCCTGTATGCACTACTCAATATAAGGTTCTGTAGTTTTTTTGGTAAGGCGTCAAATGTGTCTGCCCCTAAATTGGGATACTTAGCCCATTCGCCTTCCCCTCTTACACGCCTAAGTTTTTCTTTAGCCTCGCCCTCAGCCATTCCTAGAGCTACTTCCTTAGACTCATCAATATCCTTAGTGTTATGTAACTGACTTATGGAACGTCCGGCAGTATAAGGGGTATATTTTTTAGTGAATGAGCTGATCTGACTAACTGAACGGCCACCGGCATACGGAGACGCTGCGAAGTCCTTATCGCCGCCGTCGCCTATCAATGTTCCGTAACCAACCGTCCACTTACCGTATGAGTCTCGGTAAGGGGAATCATAAAAGCCTTCAGCCTCTTTAAGTATTCCTAGAACATCACTAGCTTGGTATCTATTTTGTTGGAATTGCTGTGACGGTGATGGGGGTTGAAACCTATCGTTTTTTTCTGCTGGCTGAGGCATGTCTATGTAATTAAAATCTAAATGGTTTTAAAACTTTCCAGTTTATCAGTTCTCTTGGAGTCGGGATCGGCTCAGTTCTCCTAACCCTGACACGGGCGATGGCTTCGTTACCCCATTGGATATACGTGTATCCTGACATGACGGAGTTCTTTGCTGGGGTGACCCAAGTCGCAACTGTGAACCATCCGCTCCCATCGAATTCGTTTACCTCAAGTATGTAGTCATACTGAGAACCAGCACTGACCCACCACATACCAAATACTTCTTCATCGTGATCATAGAACGTAGTTAACTGCGGGGTGGGCGGGCTTTGCGCGTTAGCAATGCCGCAGGATAGAAGTAAGGCGATTAGTAATTTCTTCATAACTCACGTTGTATCCTTTTTAAGAATGTCTCCCATGCCGGGAAAAAAATCTCTTCCATACAACGGACGATGGGTTCTTGCTCATACCTCTCTGACCAAGCTAGCCCAGATATAAACAGGCTGGCTTCCATCATTTCGTGCCTGAGCGTGGTTAAAGCTACTTCATCAGAAAGACCAGCATTAATCTGTATGGTTTTATCATCGTGGAAGTATTCCCCGAATGTATCCCTATCTTCTCCCCTAAACGGTTTTATAACTAAACGTATTCTGCGTCCAGCTATTTTGACTGTTTTTGGGAAATTCATAGGGACTCACCATCTACTGGCTAATTCGTTATAGAGTAATATACCTCCTGTTATAGTCATCGCCAGCCCATCTTTATGCTTAGTAGCTAACTCCCAATCTTCGTTAGATGTCCCGAAAAAGGGTTGGGCAATTACGGCTGGGCAATGCGTGTGCCGTAGAAAAGCGGCTCCTTTACTGCCTTTTTTATGTAATTTAATGCCCCTGCTTGTGTGCATAGGGAAAGAATCCTCCATAGAATCCCGTAGAGAGCGCGCTAGAAGCCTTCCTTTTTCGCTATTATGCCAATAACCCCATTCATGGCCTGTTTCTGACGGCTTAGCTGCGTTAAAATGAAGCTCTATTGCAAACTGTGCGTTATCAGTTTGCAGTTTTCGAGATAGCCAGCGCATGGAGTTCGCATAACTTTTGCCCCCATACGTATTATAAACCCTTACTTCCTGCCTTAACTTAGAAGCTATCCTCTCGGCTAAATCGCAATTATAATCCCATTCAGTAGTGCCATCGACTGCGGAGTCTCCACTAACCCCTTGTCGGCTATGGCCTACGCAGATTGCTATCATTTACGCGGGACCGATTCCAAAGAATATCGCGGTTAATGGGACAATGAACAACGAGGCTATTGCCAAGATGATTATCAGCAGGATGATTAGGGTATTGATGAAACGAAGTATCATTTAAGCAATGTTTTCTGTAGGGAAAAACTTAGATTCCCCTGTATCAACAAAGGAGTCCTTTACCTTACGTATCTGTTCTATAAGAGCCTTACCTTTTTTGGGGTTTTCTTTTTTCCAATCTCTAAGAGCCTCTATAAAATGCCCTGCATGGCTACTATCCATGCCTTTTAGCAACTTAAATCCTTTAGGTAGGTATTTCTCATTCATTAGCCTATCAAAATCCTTATCCGACATTCGGCGCGGTCCTTCCGGGTATTCTTTTGGATTAGCTTTTGTATAGGCATACCATTGCCTTTGCATACGTCCTATAGCTTCGGCTAGTTCTTGTGGCTGGTTAAAAGCGTGAATCCTTCTACCACCGATTTTTTCCCCTCTTTCTGGGAGATTTGGGGATATTTTCCTGTAATATTCAGGCGTAAATAAATTAAGGTGATGTCCTGATTCATGCTCCAAAGTAACATCCTGACCCTTTTTAACACGGGACGGAAGCTCAATATGTAGCTTTCTTTTAGCGGTAGGGGTGCTGCGGTCGCTAAACTGCCCTGAGAAGTAACGTCCTAATGGCACACTACCACCTATCCTAGATGAAGCCGATAACTCTTTATCTCTATATACAGGAACAATATCCGTTGCGCGCTGCATACGCTCTCCTACGAGTGCCTTATTCTCTTTCTCAGCTACTCGGGCTTCATTAATCTGGTTAACTAATTCATCACCATAGTATTTATCAAGGAAGTCTGTGGCGGCTATGCTTGAGTAGGGGTTTGCGGGCTTTCTATTAAACACATTACCCGCTGTTTCGAGAGGTCTTTTCCTATCCTCTCCAAACCACGGATCGCCTTTGGGTGTGGATAAAGGACGTAAATCGCGCGGGTCTTCTGGCAAGCCGCTCGCCGTATTATCAGAAATAATAGGCTGGCGTTCGCGGCCACTCATCGCCCTATCCCTATCACCCCACCACTTTTTACTTCTAGGAGCTTTTTTAGTGGCCATTACTTATCTCCGTTACCTATAACTATAGCGCGTCTATAAGAGTAGTCGGAATGCCATTTGTGGTTCTTTCGTCCCACTAGCTTACCTTCTACAAACTGATACTCCCGTCCCTCAATCAAGGTCACGGTTGGGGGGTCATGGAGTGCGCTCTCGTTTAAGGCGTTGCGAGAGCCTTTCGATGCGCAGCTTTGCAGCAGGGCTACCATCGGCAGCAAGAGTATCAATTTCATCTTCCAGTTCATAGACATAAGTTCTTTGACGCCACTTCGCGTAAGCGATGTAAGCCTCTAAAGCGGCGGTTAAAAGCCGGAAGAAAGTCACTTCTTCTTATTAAGCACTGACCAGACTAAACCGACGAGAGTCACGATGGCTGATACACCAGTTGTGATCTGATCGTCGGATGCGATTCCGGCCTGAGTCATGAAGCCTCCCCCGAAGGTGAGGATGTGTCTTACGATTCCTAAAATAGCGTCTTTACTCATTTCTTATTCTTGTTCTTCAATAAATGATACAGTGAAACCACTGCAACTGCAATTCCTAAAAGCCCACCCAACACTTGAATCGCCCATTCCATATGTTCTTGATAAGGAGAGAGAACCGCCAAAACTGAGCCAGCGATTCCTGTAGTCCCCTTGGTTATGATCTCTCCGGTGTTCATGGTTCTAAGGGAGTATACTTCCAATCGGAAGGTAATTCATCTACCAATGCGTCCTGCTCTTCAGTAGTGATTCTACCGTAAGATTCTTCCGTGATCCAGATGGCAGAACGTGGAGACTCGCCGTCTTCAGTCTCTATTGTCCACAACCATCGACACCCAGTGGGGTCGCCCTCATAGTAAGTAAGCCCAGCCGCTCTTGACGCTTCCTCATTGCGATTCCATGCGTCTTCCGGTGAATTAAATATTAAATATTTTTTCATAGCCCATAATAACTCATTATGTCAGCCTCAATTAAAGTTCGTGTAGGGCTTTTGTCCGCTCTATAAACTATCGCCTCCTGAATTTTTCCATTTAAAGCATAGGCGTTATTATTATTGACCCCTCCCAATCCATAAATGTAACCGCTCTCTCCGGTTTGAAGGGTCTTAGATGTTAGACTGGTTCCGTCCACAAAAGGTTGCCAGTTGCCTTGAGTCGTTCCGGCAATGGTAGTAAACAAATGTTGATCTGTGTCCATTGACTCTTGGTGATGATCGTAGTCATTGCCATAACCCCAGTTAAATTTTTCAGGATTTAATGCGGCCGGAGCATACCATCGCTTATGAATCGTTGTGCCGGTTCCGGAGTCGGCATAAGGGGTGCCAAGCGTGAGCATATATTGCCCTGAACCTAAATATGTGGTGTGATCAAATTTACCGACTACGAACGATGACAGGTTGCCAATGTCAATGTCTGGCAAAGCATCCTGTAGTGGGATAAAATCATTTGATCCATCGAAGTCCATCCACGGGAGTCCGTTGCCATCAACAAGCTCCCCCGACGAATAAATCTTCGGACACGCGGCCACTGTAGTTTGGTATGCGTCGTTGCCATTACCAGACTGATCGTAGAGCTTGGTGACCCTAACAGAACTTCCTGATCCAAATGCATCTAGTGTAGTGCCATCTACTAACTCAGCCGCTGTAAAGTCCCTTGGGTTTTCAGGGTCACTGAATTTTACGGCTTGGCATACTCTCGTCACGCCAGTCCGCAACTGCCGAAGAGAGTATGCGCCGTAAATGCCGTCCCCATACTTATCGAGTAAAAAATTACCGACACGCGGTGAGTGCGCCAAAGTGTTCCCTAACCCTAAACGAGGTGACATCTCTTTTATGTTTATCCAGTGTTCACGGCTCTACATCATGTTGCCAATCAGTGGGTATTCCATCGACTAAGGCGGCAGTTTCTGTGGCAGTTAGTAAATCTAGCCCTATCCCGTTTATCTCAAGAGCCGCACGGGGGTCAGTCTCTGTGTTTTCAACAATCACACCCCATACATAACGTGAGCCATCTGGATCATTATGAGCATGATAAGCTAAACTCATGTCCACCCCCGCTTGTTCAGTGCGAGCTATGGCTTCAGCTTCGGTGGGGAAAAGTAATATTCTCATTAGTAGACGCTATAATAATCGTTTAAATTAGCCGTAATCGCTGATTGATTGGCAGACTGATCGGAGTTGTAAAATATCATATCAGCAAATTTTCCTGTATAATTATACATAGAAGAGTTACTTTGATTGAAGTAGCGGCCTACTTGAAAAGTATTCCACCCCTCACTACTCGCATTATGATGGTTAACTATTTTTCTCCCATTCAAGAAGCCGTGAGTCTCATCTCTATTGTCTGGGTCTACAAGAGAACCATTAACATATAGGTCACACCCACCTGTTCCCGCGCCAGCATCATAATCAGCACCAGTTGCATTATATTTTGATGTTGCTCCATTTTCAGCCACTGGGCCAAAATCACTACCAGAAGACCCATTTGCGGGGTAAAGGTATGTCGAATCGGAAGTATCTGCCAAGAACCAAGCGTCCAGATAATCTGTATCATTCAGACCTGAAATCAGCATATTATTAAGGTTATTCCATTGTATAGCGGTTTGGCTTCCTGTTGTGACCATAGAGCCACTAAGCATAACTCTTGGTTGGTGGGTTAGTGTGGGTTGTTGAGCATCATTAGCCCCACTGAACGACTGATCATACCAAGTGCGAACATGAACATCACCACCGTCTGCAAATTCTCCAAGAGTGGTCGCCCCACTAGGCGCACCTGTCGCATTATATATGAGACTATTGGAGCCAACAGTTCTATCAGACTGGAATCCGACATCGGCTTCCCAAGAACTACCCGAATTAGCTTCTCTTACTTTCAATGCATAACCGAAATAGCTTCTCCGCAACTTGCGGAGCGAGAATGCCGCTGTTGCAGGGTATTCGTCGAGTAATAATGACACACCCACCTTCGGTGAATGCGCCAAAGTGTTCCCTAACCCTAAACGGGGAGCCATTGTTCTTTAGGAGGCGTAATAAGCAAGAACAGCCCCGCTGTGGAGTTTAAACTTGGTTATCTGACCATAGATAGTAACTCCAGCCGGAACTGTTTGCGGGTCAGTGGTGCTAGTATCAGACTCTGCCGCTAATTTTCTATCTGCGTGTGCCGCAGAACCTGACTGGGCAATATCTGTAAGCTCTGCCCATTCAAGGGTGTGGAATTGAGCATCTGCTATAATAGTTATAGCGCAAAAATCCCCTGTCCTTTCCGCAGTGGTGTTTTCAAATTGCGCTCCGGCCTGACCGAAGGATTGTTTGTCTATATTTGATGTAGCCATAGCTAATTATTGTTTGTTTGAAATTAATACATCCCTAATATTGTGCCTCCCGGTCCGCTCGGGGCGATATTAGGTCTTGGTCTTGCGCCACCCCTGTAAGAATCAAGGTCAGCGTCTAAAAGTTTCTGGCAAGTCTGCCAGTGGTATTCAGCCCTTTGGACATCGGCGTTGTCTTCAGCGAGCTTGCCCAAGAGGGCATGTTTGATGACTGAGGGGTCGTTAGGAAGGAATACGTAGTGGGCATCAATAGCAACATCCACCCATTTCCTCTTCATTAGAAACGTGGCTTTTGTAGTAGCATCGACGGGAGCTATCCTATACCTCCTACGCCCACTGGAATCTGAATACCCGTCATCGAACACACCTACTGATAGTGAAGTAAGATCGGCCGCAGCAGTTGCGTGAGGCTCGCCAAAAATCCGGTAATCATGCCAAATGGAGAATAAAGCCGTTGGGCTGTCATCTAAAATAGCGTGCAGGATGCTATCGTAACCTACACCTGTTGAGGCATCATCGGCAGGTAATGTGAAATACCCGCTGCTAACATCCTGCTCCTCAAGCGTGGTCATCATATCCCGCCAAAAGCCCATATGGTATATACGGGGCATGACCTCATTAAGAGCTTTATACCAATCAGCATCGGTGGCGGCTCCCGCATCCAGATACTGGCTGTATTTACCCTTTAATGTTCCTACTTGTCCTTTCGGCATGACTCGTTAATATAGGGGTTTTGGGCGTTTTTACAAGGGAGTAACTATAGGGGCTTTGTCTCCCATAAAGTAAGAATCAGCCTTATTCACATGCATCCCCGCCTTTGA